CAAGGTTGTTACTGCATATTTTGATTCCATCCCCTCGACTGTGTATGAAGACTTCTGCGCCGTTCGTGTGCCAGAGAATCTTGCATCTTTGCCTCACTTGACATGCGGCAAATTTGGCGTTGGTACATTTGTGCAAAAAATATCTTTCCCTGACCTTATCAATTGTTCATTCTGTGACTTTGAAACCGGTACTGGTCCTATCACTGAGCATATTCAAGCTTCTAACACGCAAGTTGCTCGCATAATTTATGAGTTTACTACGTTGCCAGGTGATTGTGGCTCGCCCATCTATAATGAGCATGGGCACCTAGTTGGTTTACATGGTGGTGCTAGTGGCCCGAAACGCAATTTTGCGTATGTCACTGGTTCTCTGTTTAATAGCGCGATCAGCGGTAACTCACAACCTGCCGCTCCTAGCGTTCAACCGTTAAACTAGTGTGCCCGCCCGTTGATCTAGCACAGCTACAGTCCCAGCTTGATGCTATGCCGGGTGGGCTTAAGCTTGTCACCATTGAAAAACCCCCATTGTATGACAAGTATTTCAAGGGCAACGTTAATTATCTTTGCGGGTCTACTTTTCGAATGTATTATAAACATCGTCGTGTTGAGAACTCCTCTTTTGCTCGATTTTGTTTAACTAACGCCGTCACTTTTAAGCATACTCATGACCGCGTTCAGCCTCAGCTTGAGGCTGCTTTCAAATCTACGGCCAAATATGATAGGCCGATACCTGTGCTACCGCGTGTTTTTATACGCGCACAGCAATTTTTGTTGACACACTTCCGCCAGCATCTCGCTGGCGCTAGTGTAGCTGATCATCAAACTGCTATTCTTTCGTTGAATCGGCAGGCTGGTGCAGGCGTACCTTGGTGCAAGGTCTACTCAAGCAAAGGCCATGCGCTGGACTCTATTGACACAAGTATGTTGATCAATCACTACGACACTTATGCGGAGAATAAGCATGTCCCAATATATATGGTGACACAGAAGGTTGAGTTGCGTCCACTGGAAAAACTCGCCTCGCTATCATTCCGCACTTTCGTAGCGTGTCCACTTGAAGAAGCATACGCCGGCACAAGATTATTCGTACTGTTTAACGAGTTGTTTTATGCATGCCACACCGTGACCTTTAGTGTCGTGGGCCACTCACCCATGTCGTGTGGATGGGACTTCATTGTCCGTAAATTGCAGCAGTTTATGAATATCTTCTCCGCTGATTTTAAGCAGTGTGATAGCTCACTTGCTGAGCCACACTTGCTGATGCAACGAAATTTTCGACTGGAG